AATACAAAAAAGAAAACAACAGTTGCTAAAACATTAGAAGAATTCGAAAAAAATATTAATGAAAATCAAGGATATGTTAAAACAATGTGGTGTGGTAGTAGTGAATGTGAAGAAAAAATTCATGAGTTAACAGGAGCTAAATCAAGATGTATACCATTTAACCAAGAGCATATTTCTGATACTTGCGTATGCTGTGGTAAACCAGCAAGCAAGATGGTTGTATGGGGAAGACAATATTAATATAGACTAGATAAAAAGCTGTATCTTACTTAAGAGTAAGGATACAGCTTTTTACGTTGACGATAGATTTAGCAAATTAATGCAATTTTAATGCAACTGACTTAAATATTTTATATTTTTATTGATTTCTTCTTCTTTAAATTTATCAAAAACAGTAGTATAAGTATTTAATGTAGTTTTAATATTTTTATGTCCCAAAAGTTTTTGAAGGACTACTGGACTCATACCACTTTCAATACAACGAGTAGCATATGTATGTCGTAACATATGAAAATTAACATTAGATGTACCTAAATGTTTTTTACAAAATTTTTTGAAGTACTCATTAACGTTATAAGTACGAATAAAATCACCGTTATTATTTGTAAATATTAATTGATTAGGATTGATGACCATTTCAGATATAGCTTTTTGTAAATATTTTTTATATAAAGATGTTATTGGAATATCACGAAGAGAAGTATATGTTTTAGTTGTATTTCCCAATATGATTTTAGAATGTTTATCTCTTGTTAAAGTATTGTTTATATGAATAATATTCTTTTTAAAGTCTATATCGTTTATAGTTAAGGCTAATATTTCACCAATTCTCATTCCAGTAAACATAGCAATAGCATAAATATTTCCATATTTTACATTATCTAAATTTTTTAGAATAATTTTTTGAGATTCTAAGTCAAAAGCTTCAATTTTTTTATCAATTTTATCTGATTTAGGTTTTAATACATTTATCATTGGAGATTTATTTAAATAATCACGTTTAATAGCCTCATTAAAAATTCGTGTTAATTCTTCATATATTTTATCTATAACAGAGTTTGCATATTTAGTATTTTTTAGCATGAAATCTTGAATTTCTATACTAGTAGCTTTTTGAACCTGAACGCTACCAATATCATTTTTTATAATATTCAATACAAAAAAATTATCATGATACGTACTTTCTTTTATAATATTACTTTTTAACTTCATATCTAAAATATCTTTGCCAAGTTCGTAAATTGTAATTTTTGATTTTTCAATAAAAGAATTGTTTTGAATATTATTTATAGCTTCAGTAATTTTTTCTTTAACTTCTTTTCTAGTTTTACCATATATAGTTTTTCTGTTAAGTTTTCCATCTGCTTTTCTTCCAGCTGTAAATTGTCCTACCCATCTATTTAATTTTTCTGAGTAGAAGATAGATCCTTCTCCATTTCCACGTTTAGACATAAAAAACTCCTTTCAAAAATTTGTTCTCTTGAAAGAAGTTAGAAATAAATATATAATTAATAAAACTCTTTCAAGAGTGATTTTGAGAATAGATAATGTAAAACTTTGGCGAGGGATACATTATCTATTTTTGTATTACAATAATATTTCATTTTTTTGAAAAATATTTTAAAAAGTTGCATTTTTTTTTACAAAATTGTATAATATATTATACATAAGGCTAACTTGTGAAGGATAAAGGCTGGGTTCCCGAATGGGAGTAGATATATTTCAAAAATATATTTAGAATCCTTTGCCCCTGGGGTTAGCTTTTTTTATTTAATTTATTTTTTAAATTGTTTATGATATTATCTGGATCTTTTTTTATTTCTTCAACAATAAAATCAATAGTTTGAATAGAATAACTATATTTAGGTGCTTCACCTATTGTGTTGATATAACAAAATTTTGGATTATTTTTTATATCATAATAATTGGCAAATAGTTGAAAATGATATCGATTAAATGTTAAATTTATTTCAGCTTTTTTCAATCTTTTATTAATTTCTTGATTTAATTTTTTCATAGTAAATTTATGTGTAACATTAGGGTCTTTTAGTTCTTTAATAATTTTTACATTTTCATTTGAACTTTTATCAATACTTAATAATTCAGTAGCTTCATTTTTATTTTTGGTAATATAATGATAATGTTCAATTCGTATTGCAAATCCATTATTATTTTTTTCAACTAAAGGATTTAATTCATGGAAGGTAGCAATTAATTTTTTAGATAGTTCTTCTGGATATTTTGCTCTTATTTCTGGCTCATTAAAAGATTTCATATTTGTAGTTAAAGTTAAAAAATTTTGAGGAATAATTTCACTCATATCTATATTATGAAATTGTTGCATTTTTTCATTAAAATTAAACAAACAAGCTTGAAATAATGGAATATATATCATTTCATACTCGGTTGTTACAAAATGAGTACTAGTATCTCTTAATTCAATTATTTTTTCTAGGTTTAATCTTAATGGGTCTTTTGAATTTGTGAATACTTTCTTTATGCATTCAGATAGACTAATAGTTCTGTTTGGTTTATCTTTGTAATATATTTCACTATTTCCATATTTTTTTATTATATGAGCTTTTAGCATTAGCTCCCAAGCATTACATATAAAAAATGAGAAACCTTCTACTCGATATTTAATAGTTGGTTTATTATATATTTCAACAGATAAAATGAATGCTTCTTTTGATTTGTCTAATAATAAATTTACAATATTATTTTCCATTTGTTAGTCCTTCTTTATTAAATTTTTCCTTGATAAGATATACAATTGAGTCGAGAGTAGTTAGTTATTTTTTCTTTTCTATAGTAATTTTAAAGTTTTTTCTAATGGTATTTATTATTAAACATATTATAATTAATGCTATAATAATAGATAAAGCAATTATTATGTTATTCTGACTATTATTTTTTTCTTCTAATTCCTTATTTTCAGCTATCATATTAAATTTTTCATTTGCTTCTTTTTGTTCTTGTTCAGCTTTTTTCTTTAATTCTTCATCTCTTCTTTTATAATTTTCTTCGATTCTATTCCATTCTTCGGGACTGACATCATCTTTATAAACCCATTTAGCATATGATATATTATAGGAAAGTATAGTTATAATAATTAATAGAAATGTAAGTATAGATTTTTTCATTTATTTCTCCTTTTTTTATTCAAATATTTTACTTATTCGTGCTTCTACAACTTTACCTATTATTTTAAAGTTATCATTTTTACTTAATTTTCTAGGCGGATAATAGGAATTAAAAGCAACCAATTCAATATAATTATCATATTTTATAACTTTTTTAACTGTACCTTCTTCACCATCTACAAGAACTATAGCAATTTGACCACTTTCAACATCAGATTGACGATGTACAATTATAATGTCATCTTCATACATAACTGGTTGCATACTATCTCCTACTATTTTTAATGCAAAGTAATTTTCTGGGTCAGCTAATTTTTTATCAATAGTCACATATCCAATAATATTTTCTGATGCAAGATAATCATATCCAGCTTTTACTGCACCTAGAAGAGGAAAAACACGTTTATTATCTAATGTATTCCCTGAATGGTTATCTTCAACTAAATCCGATTTTTGTATACTAAAATAATTAGCTAATAGTTGTATTTTATCAATTCGAGGATAAAATTCACCTTTGCACCAACTTGTAATTGTAGTATATGGTAAATTTAAATCTCTAGCTAGGTCATTTCTATCCTTTTTATTAATAGTCATATAATAATTTAAGTTTTTAGCAAAAATTTCTTTATTTCCTAAATCGCTCATATCTGCCTCCTATAAAGCATTATACAGGTATTCTGTAAAAAAATCAACATTTTTTTTAAAAAATTACAGAAAAACTATTGACATTACAATTAAACTGTAATAATATAATTACAGTTTTACAGTAACACACAAAAAGAAAGGAAGTGAATAGAATTGCAATTATCTTTAAGAGCAATAAGAATCAATAGGAATAAAACTCAAGAAGAGGCAGCAAAAGGTATTGGTATTAGTGTTGAAACATTGGCTAATTATGAAAAAGGAAATACATATCCAGACATACCAATATTAAAAAAAATCGAAAAATATTACGATGTAAGTTATAATGATATTGATTTTTTTTGCAACGATATTACAGTTAAACAGTAAAAAAGAGGCGAAAAGATGGAAGAAGAAACAGAAAAAACTTATATAGATGAAGCTATAAAAGAAGGAAAAGTAAATTATCAAAGGGAGTATGAACCGAAAATGGAAGAAGAATTTGAAAAACTAATAAAATTAACAGAGCCACTAAGAAATTACATAAGTGAAAAGTATGATATGAAAGTTTCAATACTTGTAAATTGTGATGAAGTAAAAGTGATTAGAGATGAAGCAGGAGTTCCAATAAAAAAGGAAGACTAGCAAAGCTAATCTATCCTTTTATAACGATGAACTTTATCTAAATTAGATAATTCATGACCTAAAGATGGAGCATTCATAAAAGCTCTATATTCAGAATTAGTAACACCATAATATTGATAAATAGCACCATCTTTAAATTGAACTTCAAGTGTATTATTTTCCCAACCAACACTTGAAATTCTACTAGAAGAAACAGGTATTCTGTTCATTAAAATACACCTCGCTTTCTACAAATTAAAATATTTTTCTCTTATGTGTGAGGTAATTATAATACAAATTTTGACAGAAAGGAAGTGATAAGAAATGCAAGAGAAGAAACCGACAAAAAATTATAAAGATTTAGATGAAACAATAACACCTTTTGATTATGCAGAATGGAGAGGAATAGGAGAAAACAAGGCAAGAGAAATATTTAACAGAAAAGATTTTCCAAGAATTAAAGGTACTGGAGTAAAACAGCTAGCAGATAAGAGAGCAGTACTTCTTTATGATTTAGGTTTAACAGGAAGTGACAAACAAGAAATATTACAAGAAATAGCAAAACAAATTATATAGAAAGGAGGGATAAAGATGAGCAACCAACAAAAATTTGATTATTTGTTAGGAAAATTTACCAGAAAAGCAGCAACTTTTGTAGGAACAGTATTGTTTTTTGGAACAATCGAATTAGTATGTTTAGCACATATATTTTTAGGATAGAGGAGGTGAAAAAAGAATGGAATATTTTATATTACTTGCTGTAATAGGAATCTTAATAGCTTACATAGTAGTAAGAGAAACAATAGTACAAAAACAAATAAAAGAACTAGAAGAAGATTGCAATAATGCAGAGTTAAGAGCAGTAACGCATTTTCAAAAAGTAAATACAATTGAGAATTTAATAAAAGAAGAAGAAAAGAAACCTATATATGAAAGAAATAATTTCGTATTAGAACGCAAAATAAAAGAAGTAATTACAAGCGACCAAACTAGATAATTACTTCTTAAAATAAAAAAATTTCATAAATGAACCTAAAACTATTTTAGCATAGTTTGGGTAGAAAATCAAGGGAGGATATCCATATGAATAATGACTTAGATACTCGTTATAGTGAATTAGAAGAAGCGATATCAACATTGAACATTGCAATAAATGAAGTAACTGATAATTGCGTAAAAGAAATATTAATATCCTGTAAAGAAAACTTAGAAAATGAATTTAATGAAATAAAAGATAGAGTTGAGGCAATATGGGAGAATGAAAAAAGAGAGTTAAAAAACGAATATTGGAGGAGTGTAGTGTGATGACTGAAAATTTAATAGTAATTAAACAATTACCACAGATAGAAGAACATTTAAAGGATTTATCATCCGAAATAGATGTAAAGGTAAACAATGCAAAGAAATTAGTATGTACAGAGGAAACTGTAAAAACAGTAAAGCAAGTAAGAGCAGATTTAACTAAAGATTTTAAAAATTTAGAAGAACAGAGGAAAACGGTAAAAGAACAAATTTTAGCACCATATATGCAATTTGAAGAAGTTTATAAAACATATGTATCTAATAAATATAAAGAAGCTGACATAGATTTAAAACAAAAGATAGATAGCACAGAAAATGAATTAAAAAAACAAAAAGAACAAGAAATTAAAGATTATTTTGAAGAATATAAAACAGCAAACAATATTGATTTTATAAATTACGAACAAGCAAATATAAATGTCACATTAACAGCTAGTAAAAAGAGTTTAAAAGAACAGGCAAAAAAATTTATAGATGAAATAGTAGATGATTTAAAACTTATTGAAACACAAGAATGTAAAGAAGAAATTTTAGTTGAATATAAACAAAATTTAAATGTAAGTAAATCTATTCAAGAAGTAGCAAATAGACACAAGCTATTAGAAGAAGAGAAAAAAAAGCAGGAAGAATTAAAAAACAAACAATTAGAAGAAGCTCAACGACAAGCTGATATGTCAATAAAAACACAAGAAGTAGCAACAAAGAATGCTTTAGATAATTTTGTTATTGAAGCACCAAAAATAGAAGAACAAGAAGAAATCTTAACACTTAAATTTAAAGTAAGAGGAACAAGAAGTAAATTAAGAGAGTTAAAGAGATTTTTAGAAGATGGAGGGTATGATTATGAGTAATATATCAGTAAAAACAAATAAACCAACGAATAAACCAAAATTTAGTGTGGCAATACAAAGTGATACATATAAAAATTTAATAAATCAAACTTTAGGAGATAAAGACAGAGCAACAAGATTTATAGCTAGTATATCAAGTGCAGTAGCAACGAATACTGATTTACAGCAGTGTGATGCTGGAACAATATTAAGTGGAGCATTGTTAGGAGAAAGCCTTAATTTAAGCCCAAGCCCTCAATTAGGACAATACTATTTAGTTCCATTTAACAAAAAAGTTAAAGATGCAAATGGAAATGAGTATTATATAAAAGTAGCACAATTTCAGCTAGGTTACAAAGGGTATATACAATTAGCAATTAGAAGCGGTCAGTATAAAAAATTAAATGTGTTAGCTATAAAAAAAGGTGAACTAATTAAGTATGATCCATTAAATGAAGAAATAGAAGTAAATCTTATAGAAGATGAAGAAGAAAGAGAAAATGCAGAGACTATTGGATATTATGCAATGTTTGAATATACAAATGGATTTAGAAAATCGCTATATTGGTCAAAATCTAAGATGGAAAAACACGCATTAAAATATTCAAAAGGTTATGCAGCACACAAAGGTTATACATTCTGGGAAAAAGATTTCGACGGAATGGCATATAAAACAATGCTTAGACAATTAATTTCAAAATGGGGAATTATGAGTATTGATATGCAACAAGCAGTAGAAAAAGACATGACAGCAATTAATACCGATGGTACATACGAATATGTAGATAATGAAGAAGATACAATAATTGAACAAGAAGAATCAAAAGACGAAGTAGTAGAAGTTCAAAATGAAACTACTGAAAAAGAGGTATCTATGAATGAATTATAAGATTATATCCAGTTGTAGTACAGGAAATGCAGTAACAATTAAAGACATAATATTGATTGATTGTGGAGTTACATTTAAAAAATTAGAAAAATATTATAAGAAATTAAAAATTGTGTTATTGACACATATTCACACAGACCACTTCAAAAAAGCAACTATTAGAAGACTAGCACAAGAAAGGCCAACTCTAAGGTTTGCTTGTTGCCAGTGGCTATTAGAACCATTGCTAGAATGTGGTGTTAATAGAAAGAATATAGATGTTTTAGAAATTGGAATTAAATATGATTATAAGCTATTTAAAGTAATACCAATAAAACTATATCATGATGTGCCACAATGTGGCTACAGAATATTATTTGATAATTACAAAGTTATATACGCAACAGATACTAAAACATTGGAAGGAATAACAGCTAAAAAATATGATCTATATTTGATTGAAGGTAATTATGAAAATGAAGAACTAGAAGAGAGAATAAAAGAAAAACAACAAGCACAAAAGTATTGTTATGAATATAGAGTAAAAGATACCCATTTAAGCAAAGGACAAGCAGTAGATTTTTTATTACAAAATATGGGAGATAATTCAGAATACGTATTTATGCATGAACATATAGAGAGGTAAAAGATGGAATTTGAAAAATTATATATGTTTAATCCTTTTACAATTCAAAATGCAAATAGCCAACAAATCGCTGATACATATAGTAAATTACAAAATGAGCTAGTAGAAAATGCAGATACAGGTTTTTTAATATCTAAAAATATAGAGATATATGCAAATATGAACTATTTAATAGGAGAAATGATAGCAAGAATACAACAAGAATATGACACACTAAAAACAGATATTTCTATACAAGAAAATAAACAAGTATATATGCAAAGGAAACAATGGCAAGAAACACAAAAAGAAAAGCCACCGGCAATGACTTATTTTGAAGCAATGGCAAAAGAATTTGTAAAAGAAGATAGTAAAAAATTAGCAGAATTGGGGGCTAGATTATTTAGATTTAAAAAAGCCTATGAAAGCATAGACAGTAAACAAAATGCTTTAAAAAAGAAAATAGAAGCTATTAGATATGAAATATAAATAAATGTGGCACTAATTAGTGACGAAAAATAGGAGAAAAGGTACTCTTTTAATTAGTGCCACAGGTCCCCCTTTTAAAGGAGAAAAATGAGTAAAAGTATATTACAAGATAAAAAAGAATGTTACATAACAGGTAGTACTTGCAATCTACATAAGCATCACATTTTTGAAGGAACAGCAAATAGAAAATTAAGTGAAAGAGATGGATTATGGATATGGCTAAGAGCAGATTGGCACAACTTAAGTGATTATGGAGTGCATTTTAATAAAGAATTAGATTTAAAGCTAAAAAGAATAGCACAAAAGAAATGGCAAGAATATTACAACAAAACAAAAGAAGATTTTATAAAAGAATATGGAAAGAATTTTTTATAGGAGGAAAGAAGAATGGAAAATAAAACAAAAGTGATTATGGGAATTGTAATAACAGTAATTATTATAGGAATAGTGGTATTAATAGCAAGTATAACAACAGTACCAACCGGATATGTTGGAGTAAAAACAAGATTTGGACAAGTACAAGATGATGTGATTCAAGAAGGATTCAATCTAAAAGCACCATTTATAGAAAGTATAGTAAAGATAGATTGCAGAACACAAAAATATGAGATAGCAACAGAAGCAAGCTCAAAAGATTTACAAAAAATAAGTAATTTAAAAGTAGTAGTTAATTATAACGTAGATAAAAACAATGCCAATAATTTATACAAAGAAGTTGGAAAAGATTATCAAACAGTATTGATAGAACCAGCAATATTAGAAAGTATTAAGCAAGGAATAAGTCAATACACAGCAGAAGAAACCATAACAAAAAGAAGTGAAGTAGCAGATGTGATTATCAACTTATTAAAAGAAAAATTAGAAAATAAAGGTGTAACAGTAACAGCTTTAAATATAACAGATTTAAGTTTTTCGGAAGAATTTGATACAGCAGTAGAACAAAAACAAATAGTAGAACAAGAAACACAAAAAGCACAATATGAATTAGAGAAAGCAAAAGTAGAGAACGAGAAAAAGATAGAAAATGCTAAAGCAGATACTGAAGTGATGAGGCAACAAAATGAGCAAATTACAGATAATTACTTAAGATTAAAAGAAATAGAGAATGAACAAAAAGCAATTGAAAAATGGAACGGACAGTTACCTACAACTACATCTAATGCAATACCATTTATAAATGTTAATTAATTTACAACAGGGCTAAGACAAAATAAGTTTTAGCCCTTAAATATTACGAAAGGAGAAAACAATGGCAAGAGATAGTTTCATATTTTACAGAAGTTTTTATGAAGCAATAAGTGAGTTGCCAAAAGAAAATCAAGCAGATACATATGATGCAATAATGCAATATGCATTAAATCAAAAAGAGATAGAACTAACAGGAATATCTAAAGCAATATTTTCTCTTGTCAAACCACAATTAGATGCTAACTATAAAAAATATGAAAATGGAAAGCAAAAGAAAAGCAAAAAAGAAGCAAAAGTGAAGCAAAATGAAAGCAAAGCAGAAACTAATGTAAATGATAATGAAAATGTAAATGTAAATGAAAATGTAAATGACAATGATAATGATAATGTAGGCGACAGTTGTGTTGACGGTCTACAAGAAGTTATTGATTTTTATAGCAATAATATAGGATTTTTGAATCCATATGGCCTAAAAATCCTAGAAAGTTATGTAGAAGATATGTCTAGTGAATTAGTTATTTATGCAATGCAGATAGCTGTAGAAAATAACAAAAAGACAATTAGCTATATTAAAGCAATATTAAATAACTGGACTAAAGCCAACATAAAGACATTAGAAGAAGCAAAAAGAGAAAATAAAAAGAAAGTAAATACTGATAAACAAATAGAGCAACGTAATTATACAGAAGATGAGTTTGAAAGTTTATATGCTAATTAAGGAGTGATAACGAATGAAAATAAGTAATATAACAAGGCAATTAAGCTTTGAAGATATAAAGCCTAAAAAGAAGATAAGGTATATGCAAATACTAGAAAGATTAAGTACAGGAAATAAGACAGCAAAAGAGGTAGCAGTAGAATTATTTGATTTAGGATTTATTCCTAGCACAGAAAGAAATTATACAGCGCCACGTTTAACAGAATTAGAAAAAATGGGATATGTGGAAGAAACAGCAAAGAAAACTTGCGAATACACAGGTAAAGCAGTAACTGTTTATAAGATAACTCAGAAAGGTTATGAAGCATTTAATTATAATCACATTCCAAGAATAGATTAGGAGGATATATGTTAATAAAAACTAATATAAAAGAAATTATAGAACATGTAGTTAAAAACGATATAAAGATAACAGATAATTCATGCAGTGGAAAGTGTAGTAAATGTGGAGAATGTTGTACAAACCTTCTTCCAGTCACACAAGCAGAAATAGATATGATACAAAGATTTGTAATAAAAAATAAGATTAGACCACAAAAGCATGTATTGATAATGCAAAATAGATTGACTTGTCCATATTATGATGGAAAAAAATGCTTAATTTATGAGGTTAGACCACTTATTTGTAGAGAATTTTATTGCTATAAAAAACCTTCTGAAGAATTAGGTGAAAAAATTATGAAAGAAAAATTTATAACAGTAGATATGTGGCAAATAGCAAAAGAGATAGATAAATATTTTAAAGGAAAAGGAAAATTAAAATGAAAAAAATAGATAAAAGGTATCTTTGTTATTACTGTCTAGGTTGTAACAGACTAGAAGATGAAAAATTTATTGGAGTAATGAATTGCAAATACTTTGTAGCAGGATATGAAAATTGGTCTGAAATGAGAAGAGAGGAGCTAAAGAAAAGTGGCAACATATAAATTTGAAATAGATAAAAGATTAATGGGACTAAACGAATATACAAAAGCAAATAGAACAAATAAATATGTAGGAAGTCAAGCTAAAAAAGATGAACAAAAATATATTGAATGGTGCATTATAGAACAATTAGGAAATTTACATATAGATAGACCAGTAAAAGGAAAGTTTACTTGGATAGAAGAGAATAAAAGACGAGATTTAGATAATATATGTTTTGCTAAAAAGTTTATATTAGATGCATTAGTAGAGATGAAAGTCTTGAAAGATGATAATAGAAAGATAGTTATAAGTTTTGTAGATGAGTTCAAGTATTCTAATAAAAGTAAAGTGATTGTTCAATTGGAGGAGATATAGAATGGGTGAAGCAGATAAGATGTTTGAAGAATTAGGATATAGAGTAATGTTTGATAACACTTGTATGTTTAGATATGTAAAGTGTTTTGAACTAAAACCTAAAAGACATATTGTATTTGCAGTAGATAAAACTATAAGTGTTTGTGAAGAAAACGAAAATGAATTAGCAATTAATAGAGATTATTTTACAATGCAAGAACTAAAAGCAATAAATAAAAAATGTGAAGAATTGGGGTGGATATGATGGGATATTGTGGATATTTTGATATAGACACTGAATACTATGAAGAATTAGAAAAGCTACAAGAAGAATACGGAGAATACTGCTTACAAGATTGTGAAAATTGTGAATACTATAAAGAATAGAGGTGTTATAAATGAGTAATAAAACAAGCGACAAAAATGTCGCAGAGGATAGAGTAATTGCACACAAATTTGCAGTAATGCAACAACAGTTAGAGCAAAAAGAAAAGCGAATACAAGAACTAGAAGAAGAAAATACAATATTAAAGAAAGCAAGTAATATAGCGAAAGAAGTAAATATAGAAGATATAACAGATGTAATAAATGAGTCTTGCAAAGAGTTTATGAGTAATTACATACCAAAGCAAGCGGTAATAGATAAAATAAAAGAATTAGATATTGCAATTTTAGAATGTGAATATGATGATGATGATGTTGAAGAATATAAAAATGATGTAGAAAAAGAAAAAAGGATATTATTAATAAAAAAAAGTGCTTTAGAAGAATTATTGGAGGATAAATAATATTGTAATTTACTAGATTACAGAAAGGATAAAAAATGAATATAGGAAAAGGAAGATGGAACTCAAAATATATTTGTGATAAATGTGGCAATGAAATACCATTTATAGGACAAAAAGGATTTATAGGAATAATGCATTATTGCAGTAAAGGACAAAGAGATGGCAATTACAAACATGACTTTGACTTATGTAAGAGTTGCGAAAAAGAGTTTAGAAAATGGTTAAAAGAAAAACCGATTATAAGTTCAGAAAATATAATTGATAGATTTCCTGTATGGGAAGAAAGCTAGGTGATCAAATGTCTAATGTTTATGATATGCTAGGACATAAGAAGGTATTATTTGATGAAGAAGTAAAAGATATTACATATAAAGAAATAATGACAATAATAGTACAAAGAGCTACAGAAGAAGGATGCAAAGAAATTTTTTCAGAAGGAAGAGTTACATTATGTCCTTCAAAAGTTTTTGGACCAGAGCAAATAAACGTTAATAAAGAAGAAAAAGATTGCGAAGAAGGAATTGGTTGCACAAAGTGTTGGACAAAAGCTGTAAAAAAATTAAGAGGTGATTAAATGTTAAGAATAGCAGAAAATTGGAAAGATATTCCTAATTTTGAAGGATTATATATTTGCTCTAATTTAGGTAGGATTATTAGAGTTGAAAGATATGTAAAAAATCGAAATGGACTTAGAAAATTAAAAGAAAAAGAAATGAAATCAAAGATAGATAAAGATGGATATGAGATAGTATGTTTGCATAAAAATAAAAAGCAATACACTTTTGGAGTACATCGTTTAGTTGCAATAACTTTTATATCAAAAGATGATTTAACTAAAACACAAGTAAATCATAGGAATGGAATTAAAACAGACAATAGAGTAGAAAACCTAGAATGGGTTACTCCAAAAGAAAATATAGTTCACGCAATATCTACAGGTTTAAGAAAGCAATTTAAAACAAGTAATCATAATGGCGAAAATAATCCAAATAGTAAATTAAGTAAGAATGAAGTATTGGATATTATAAATAATAAATCAAATGGATTGAATATAAAAAATGTTTATGAAAAATATAAAACTAAAATATCATATAGCGGATTAGAGCAAATATGGTATGGATATAGATGGAAAGAAGTTTTGTAGAAAAAGTGGAGGAGGAGTAAATTATGGAAAAATATAATTTAAAAAATAAAGATGATATAAAAATGTCAAATGTTTTGTTTGCTACAACAAGCGAAAGAGATTATGAGATGAATAGATTATTACTTTTAGAAAATATGCCAAATACAAAATATGGTGAATATGTATTAGCAGAAGGAGGACATTGTAGTTGTTATGATTTTGATGAAACAGAGTGGAATTGTATAAAAGTTACAGAAGAAGAATTAAATGAATTGTTAGAAAAAGCTTGTTATGGATTAAGAGTAAGATTAAAAGAGTTCTTTAAAAATTATTAGAGAGGAGGACAAGCAATGACAGAAGAAGGAATGAAAAGACTACAAGAGAAAAGAATTGAAGTATTAAAAGCAATAAAACCTATTTGTGAGGCTTTTAAAATTAAAGATTATGATTATGTAATACAAGAAACAGGGCAAATTGAAACATTAGTATTAAATGGGCAAAAAATAGGATGTTCTTGTAACAGTATAGATGAAGTAATAAATGAAGTAATTGGATATATTTTTGTAAAAATATACTGCAGGAACGGCTATATAGGAGTATTTAGAACACAGACATTAAATGCAATCAAACAATACTGGTTAAATTAAAGGAGAGAAGAGGAATGACAGAAGAAGATATTAAATATTGCAAATGGTTGAATATATTAGTATTTATAAAAAATAGTATTGCATTAATTTGCTTTACAACATTAGCAATAATTTTTAATCATTGGTGGATAGTATTTTTCGCAATATTATTTATTTCTAACGTTAAATTTAAGAAGGAGAATAAAGATGAGTGAAGATAAAAAAATAGAACAGCTTATAGCACATAATGTAAAGTCACTAACTATAAGCAAAGAAAAGTATGAAAAATTAAGAACAGAAACAAAGAATCTGATTAAATTAAACGATATTAAAGTGAATTTTGAGGAGGAAAAATAATTTGGAAGATAAAGAAGTTGATGATTTTTTGAAGTTTGTAAATATAGCAAATGATGTTTGTAAAGAAAAAGGTAAATCATATGAATTTATTTGTCCAGAATGTAATGGAAAAGCGATAGCAATTAGAGATGAATTTAATGGACATTTATATGCTAAATGTGAAGGCTGTGATATGTCAGTAATACAATAAGAAGAAGGTGAGTAGATGAAAAGAATACTAAAAGCATTATTAAAAACGATTTTAGCAATAGTTTTTATAACATTAGAAATATTATTATGTATTTTCTTACCAAAGATTGCAACGGGAATAATTATAGGATTAGGAATTTTAACAATATTTTGTGTATTTTATGAAAGGAGCAAATAGGTGACTAAAGAGGAAGCAATAGAAAGAATTAAATATTTATTATTTATATACAAAAAAGATGATGAAAAAGGTTATAGAGCAACAGGAGAGGTTTTTAATACAGATTTTGAAGCAATAGAAACAGTCTTAAATATGCTAAAAGAAAAAGATACAGAGATAGAGAAGAAAGACAAGATGATAGATTTAATGGCATACAGTTTAGCTGATTATGTAATGTATTATGAATATGATAAATGCAGAAGTCCATTAATGATAAAAGATAAATCTGAAGAGTTAAAAGAATATTATGAAAGAAAAGCGACAAATGACGGTTAAGACCGATAAATATCAGTTAAGATAAAAACAAAACACCTACATATAAGTAGGTGCTATGTAGAGATGATGGGATTCGAACCCACACGGAATAAATCCATCTATTTGGTAAATAGACATGTCTGCCAATTCCATCACATCTCCATATATTATATATTTTAAAACAAAAATAAAAAAAAGTAAATACAAAAATTAAGGAGGCACAAATGATAGAACAAGATGCCAAGAAAGAATTATATTCTTATTTACATAGTAAAAAACTTGAAGAAAGAAAGTTAGAACAAATAGAAGAGCAAAAAGCAAAACTCACAAAAATCACTTCTATTTTATCAGATATGCCAAAAGGAACAACGGATCATGACAAAATGAGTAAGAACATAGCAATATTGTTAGATTTAATAAGTGAGCATATAAAGATAATGACAGAAGAAGAAGAAAATCTAATTAGAATAACTAAAAAAATAAATCAAGTAGAACAACCTTATAGAAATATCTTAGAATTAAGATTTGTAAAAGGAATGAAAGTTGAAGAAATTTCTGTAGAATTAGATAGAGATTACAGGTATACAAAAAAATTAATTAAAAAATCTATAAAAAAATATGCAGAAATTTAAAAAAAGACACCTTTTTACCCTTTTATGACACCCAAAAAGTTTGATATATATATAATAGCAAATAAGTTAGATAATAAATATCTAATACTGTTTGCCCCTATAATTTATTGAGAGTAGACGTTTTAAATGTCTGCTCTTTTATATTGCGTATTTAGAGAAACGGATATCTCATTAGTCTCATAAGCTAAAGATACTGGGTTCGACTCCCAGATGCGCAACCAAACAAACATATGCAAGGAGTAAATATGAATTTATTAGATACCTATAAAAAAGAAATATGTAGTAGATGTAAAAACAAGAATACGAAACTTTGTGAAATCAGACAATGTGTAGATGGAACATATAGATGTATTTATTATGAAAGAGAAGGAAAAGAGAATGACAAAAGGAAATTTTAAATTCAAGATTAATAATAAAAAGTGGGAGATAAAAGAAATATCTCAAAATGAAATGAGAGAACAGTTAAAGCAACATAACGATAGGGTTGAGGAGTTTGGAAAATATTATGGATTAACATATGCAGATACACAAACTATTTATTTAGATAAAGATTTATGTATAGATAGAAAAAGAACTACTCTACTACATGAATTAGGACATTGCTATATTAACACATATATAACTCATTTAGACCAAAATTATAATGAAGAGGATGTTGTTGATATAGTAGCAAATTCACATGATATTTTAAGAGAGATAGTAGATAAATATTTTGAAGAGGAGAAATAAAAATGGATTTTGGAGATGCAATGAAATTATTGAAACAAGGAAAGAAATTACAAAGAGAAGGTTGGAATGGAAAGAAACAATACATAGAACTAGCAACTAATATAAGTTATATAAATGCAAATAGAGAAACTATAAATGCAGACCATGATGCAATAGGAAATAAAGCAATTGCATTTGTAGGAACATCAGGGGTTCAATTAGGTTGGTTAGCTAGTCAAGCAGATATGCTAGCAGAAGATTGGAGGATTGTAGAATAATGAGTAACGAAGAATTTATAGCTAAATGTAAAGAATTAGTAAAGGAATATGCAATAGAGCATTTAGACAAAACGGATGAAATACCAAATTTTAATGTGTATATAGTATGGAGTTGTAAGACGTTACAAAACAGCAAAGCATTATTAAGTACAGATTTAAAAGATGGAATGTATTATGAATTGACTTACAATGGAGATAAAAAAGAAATATATTTTGATGCATATAAAAAGTTTGAAAATAGATGCATAAAGATAGAAGAATAATGAAAGGAGCAATTTTATATGACAGATGCACAAAAAAGATTTTGTGATGAATACTTGATAGACCTTAATGCAACAAGAGCATATAAAGTTGCATACAAACGTTGTAAAAAAGATGAAACAGCAAATGTAAATGGCAGTAAATTACTAAGAAACACTAAGGTTAAGGAGTATATAGCACAAAAACAGACAGAAATACAAAAAAGAACAGAAATAACTCAAGATAGAGTTCTAAAAGAATTAGCCAAAATTGCTTTTGGAGACATTAGAAAATTATATACAGAAAATGGGGCTTTAAGAAATATAATAGATTTAGAAGATGACATAGCAGGAGCAATATCAGGAGTAGAAACTTTTGAGGAATATGAAGGAAGAGGAGCAGATAGAGAATACATAGGAGATACTAAAAAAGTAAAAATGATAGACAAAACAAAAGCATTAGAACTAATTGGTAAGCATCTAGGAATGTTTAAAGAGACCAATATTAATATTAATACAAATTATGAAGAGTATTTAAAGCGAGTTGAGGGAGATGAGTATTAATACAAAAGCATATATAGAAAACTATATAAAGATTAGAGATAAGAAAAACAATATAGTATCACTTGTATTAAATGAACCACAACTTAAATATTACAATGTTATAAAAGAAATGTATCGAAAAAGAAAGCCTATTAGAATAATAATATTAAAAGCAAGACAAATGGGATTTAGTACAGAAACAGAAGCAATAATATTTAAGAATGTAGTTACTCATCATAACTATAATGCAGGCATTGTAGCACATAAAGAAGATTCTACAACAAACTTATTCAATATGAGTAAAAGAATGTTAGAATATTTACCAGAAGATATTAGACCAGAACAGAAGAAATCTAATGCAAAAGAACTAGTTTTCAATAATGATATGGGGACAGGTTTAGATAGTAGAATAAAATGTATGACAGCAGGTGGAAAAGGAATAGGACGTTCTGATACATTTACAGCATTACATTTATCAGAATTAGCTTTCTGGGAAGGCGATAAGAAAGTTACAATGACAGGTTTGTTGCAAGCAGTACCTAACACTCCAGACTCAATGATAATAATAGAAAGTACAGCAAATGGCTATGAATATTTTAAAGAAATGTGGGATAGAGCAGTTGCAGGTGAAAGCGATTTCTATCCTCTTTTTATTGGTTGGAATGAACTAAAAGAATATAGTATGCCTTATACAGGCTTTAATTTAACACAAGAAGAAAGAGAACTAAAAGAACAATATAATTTGACATTAGAACAGTTGACTTGGCGTAGATGGTGTATAAAGAATAATTGTTCTGGAGATATTAATCAATTTAAACAAGAATATCCGATATGTCCAGAAGAGGCTTTCTTAAGTACAGGTAATTGCTATTTTAACAAAGAAAATATAATAAACAGAATAAATACAGCACCAGAGCCATTGGTAAGAGGTAAGTTTACTTGTTATTATGATGGAGTAAGAATAAGAAATCAAAAGTTTTTAGAGCAAGATGATGGAAACATAAAGATATATGAATATCCTCAAAAAAGAGTACCATATGTTCTAGGAGGAGATACAGCAGGAGAAGGATCAGACTTCTTTACAGCACACGTAATTAACAACATAACAGGTAAACAAGTAGCAGTTTTAAAACAACAATATAACGAAATAGAATATGTTAAACAAGTTTATTGCCTAGGTATGTTTTACAACTGTGCATTAATAGGATTAGAGAATAACTTTTCAACATATCCTACACAGAAATTAGCAGAACTTAATTATCCTAATCAATTTGTTAGAAAGAAAGAAGATCAATACAATAATAAATTTGAAAAAAGTTTTGGATTTAAAACAACAAGTATTACAAGACCATATATATTAGGTTTATTGCAAGAAATAGTATATGACAATATAGATGCAATACAGGATAAGGAAACTTTAAGAGAGATGCTTACATTTATAGTAAATGATAAAGGTAGGGCAGAGGCAGAAGAAGGATACCATGACGACTTAGTTATGGCTTTGGCTATATCTTATTATATAAGAGGGCAACAAGATTATAAGAAAAATGAAAGAGAATCAAAGTATCAAGATTTACAAGAGCAAATAGACAAGATATTTGGAGAAGATATAAATAAAATAGAAGAGGACTATGGAGATGACATAGTCCCTTTTTAATGGAGGTAAATATGGAGCTTATATATACAATTATATCAATTTTATGTTTATGTTTTGGATTTTATGTTGGATATAAGATTGGAAAAGATAAAGAATTACCTAAAGTACCAAAAGAAGTAAAACATCCTATTAAAACTATAAAGGATAATATAGATAATAATAGAGCAGAAAGAGAACAAGATGAAAGATTACAAGAATTGCAAGAAGATTTAGCAGAATTAGATGCTTACGACGGTGGCTTGGGAGTACCAGAAAGGAGATAGTAGATGAAGAAGGGTGAAGAGACAAGTATAACTACAGTATGGCAAGAATATGAGCGTGGTAAAGATTATAATTATCAACAACAATTATACGAAAAGAGTAAAAGAAATTATAATTTTTATCATGGTAAACAGTGGGAAGGTGCTAAACTTTCTGGAATACAACCAATAACATTAAATATGATTAAATCTATATGCAAATATAAAGTTGGTGTAGTAAAAACTAATACATATCAGATATATTTTAATTCAGATACATATAAAGACCAAGAAGAAAGAGAAAAACTAAAAGATATATGTGATATGCTTAATAGATATGCTAATAGAATTTGGGAGAAAACCAAGGTAAATAAGTTAATAAGAAGTTGTATAAATGATGCCTGTATAGATAGCGAAGGTATCATTTATTTTTATGCTGATCCAGATGAAAATAGTAATTCTATATATTGTGAGCAAGTTAATAAAACTAATATTTATTATGGAAATGAAAATGAAGATGATATACAAAAACAACCATATATAATTATATCTTTTAGACGTACTGTAGAAGAAGTAAAAGAAGAAGCAAGACAAAATGGAATGAGTGAGAAAGAAATAGAACTAATAACAGAAGACCAAGATATAGAAGAACAAGCAGGGAGAGATTTAAGAACTACAGAAATAGTTCCAATGTGTTTAGTGCTATTAAAACTATATAGAGGTAAAGACAAAAAAATATATGCTAAAAAATGTACTAGATTAGCAACTGTAATGAAAGATAGCTGTCTAGAAATAGATAGATATCCTGTAGCTCACATTTTATGGGAAAGAGTAAAGGGCAGTGCTAGAGGACAAGGAGAGGTAGAAACATTAATACCTAATCAAATAGAAATTAATAAAACAGCTACAAGAAGAGCTTTAGCAGTTAAATTGGTAGCTTTCCCTAAATTAGTTGCAAATACTAAATATATTGCTAATACAAAGGCATTAAATAAGATTGGTACAACTATAGAAGTAAATGAACTAAATGCAGATGATGTAAATAAAGTAGTTAATTATTTAAAACCAGCAAGTATTAGTTCTGATGCATATCAATTACAAAAAGAACTACAAGAAGAAACACAGAATTTAGCAGGTGCAAGTGATACAGTTACAGGCAATGTAGACCCTACTCAAGCAAGTGGTAAATCTATATTAGCTGTACAACAAGCATCACAACAACCTATAAATGAACAAGTAGAAGCATATAAGGACTTTATAGAAGATATAGCGCTTATATGGTATGCAATGCTTAAAGCTAATAGTGTTAAAGGGATAGAGTTAGTAAAAGAAACAAAGGATTATACTTCAAATACAACATTAGAAGAAACATACAAAATGAGCTATAAAGAACTCAATGAATATGATTTAGATATAAAGATAGAAACAACTCCAAAATCTCCATTTGATAAGTATGCAATGGAAATGTCTTTAGAGAATTTATTAAATGCAGGGCAAATAAATTTTGAAGAATATGTAAATGCATTGCCTCAAGATTCAGCAATGCCAAAAGCAGAATTAAAGCAAATACTTAAAGAGAGAGAAGAAAAAGAAAAAATATTTAATGAAATAGAAAAAGCAGGAAATGTATTAAATAGTGCTATGCAACAGGTAATGCAACAACAAGAAATGAACAATGTAGAACAAACAGGAGTTACACCAGAAGAAGCAAACATAGTAAACAATACTCAACAAGAACAAATACCAATAAATCAATAGGCAGTCAAAAGGCTGTCTATTTTTTATGCAAGTTTAGTTTAACGGAAGAACGACAGTCTCCAAAACTGTTAGGTAGTGGTTCGAATCCATTAACTTGTGCCATAGTCGACGGACTTAAAACGGGAGGCACTTATGCCGGTGAAAATCAAAAATATAAAAATAATAGTCGACGGACTTTAAATGGGAGGTACATATGCCAGGAGAAAACGAAGATATGAATTTAGAGGAAGAAGTATTAGTAAATCATGAAGACACATCAAATAAAGATGTTAAAAATGACGACAATGTACAAGAGCCTAAACAAGAAGAAAAGACTTATACACAAGACGATATTGATAAGATTGTAAGTCAAACAAAAGCAAAGATTGAAAGAAAATATCGCAAAGAAGAAGCGAACAAATTAAGTAAATCAAAGCAATTAGAAGAAACTATAAGAGCTGGACTTGGTTTAACAGATGAAGATGATGTTTTAAGCAAAGTAAAAGACTTTTATAGAGAACAAGGTATAGATATACCTGAATTTGATACGGGAAATAATCGAGATGCAGAAATCCTAGGTAAAGCAGATGCTAATGAGATTATTGAAACGTATGAGGATAAGGATATTGAAGCAAGAGCAAATGAATTAGCAATTAAGCAAAAAAGAGGAAAAACTACCGCACGTGAAAATGCGGAGTTTTTTAGATTAGGGGAATATTTAACAGCCCAATTAGAAGAAAAAGAATTAAAAGAAAGCGGAGTAGATACAAGTATCTTACAAGATAAGGATTTCAGGGCTTTTGCTAATAATTTTAAAACTGGAACAAAGATAAGTGACGTATACAAAATGTGGAAGAAGATGAATGGAGAAGAGGATAAAACACCTAAAAAGCCTGCTTCTACAGGAAGCTCACAATCTACTGTACCAGATAATAAAGAAAAAGAGTTCTATACTCCAGAAGAGGTAGACAAGCTATCAAGTAAAGACCTAGATAATCCTACTATTTGGAAACGCGTAAGAGAAAGTATGAAACGTTGGAAATAGGAAGGAGAAAGATATAAATGAGTTACGCAAACTTTAAACCTGTTGTATGGTCAAAATACATACAATTAGAATTACCAAAATTCACAGTATTTAAACAAGACTGTGATTATAAATTTGAAGGAGAGGCTGGACAAGGTAAAAGAGTAAAAATACAAAACTCTGGAAGACCAACTATCAAAAAATATGTTCCTGGTAAGGATATAGATGCACCAGAAAATGTTGATGGTACATCAGCATATTTAGATATTGATCAATTCGATTATTTCAACTATGGAATTGATAATATTGATAAAGCTCAAGCTCAAGAAGGTGTAATGGAAGCATTACAAACAGAAACTACAAGAGCTTTAGCAGAACAAGAAGATATATTCTGTGCTACACAAATGGCAAAAAATGCAGGATATAAAACAGCATCAAAAGCTATTTCTGATGCAGAAACTGCAAAGAAAGAGGTAGATGCTTTATTCGTTAAATTATGGAACAATGGTGTATCTACAAAAGATGATGTTACTATGTACTTAACACCTTGGTTCTATATGTTATTCCAAAATAAATTAATAGAATTAAAGACAAATAATGATGATTTAATTGCAAAAGGTGTATTAGGATTATACAACAATGCAAAAATCAAAATGACAAATAATGCTTATAATGATGGAACAGACGACTATATCATCTTAAAAACATCTAAAGCATATGCATATTGTAATGGTATTGACAAATTAAAACCATATGAACCAGAGAAAGGCTTTGTAGAAGCTATTAAAGGTTTAAACACATATGGTGGAAAAATGGTAAGACCAAAAGAGTGTGCGGTATTAAGATGTCATCAAGCTTAGTTAAATTAAGCACGTTAATTAAATCGTGCTTAATTTAAAATATATTATTAAGAAAGGAAGTGCTATAAAAATGGCAGTAGCAGAAATTACAAACGTTGATTTAGTAAGAAATGAAGCTAAGGAATTAGTTGATGCAGTTGCAGTTGATGTAACTGACGGAGCTAAAGTAGATTATACTAATAGAAGTGACGGAAGAATACTATTATTATTAACAAATAGTAATGCTTCTGAGGCTAAAAAAGCTACTATAGTACAAGGTAATTCTTTACAAGGAGTAGAAGATTTAGAAATATCTATTCCAGCCAATAAAACTTATGTAATAGTAGTAGAATCTGGTAAGTTTATGAATGTATCTGGAGATAACAAAGGATATGTAATTATAAAAGGGGCATCAGCTGATATAAAAGTACAAGCTGTAGAATTACCTTAATTTTAGAGGGATATATTCCCTCTTATATCAAGTTAAAGGAACAGACAGTTCGACTCTGTCAAACTTGGGAGGAATAGACATGACATATGGAGAATGTAAAAAACAAATATTAGCATTGATAGAAGAATATACACCTAATAACAAAAATCTAACAGAAGATGAAGACATTGCAACTAGAATGCCATTTTTAGTTGATTTAGCATATCAGGAGTTAGCTCAAACCAAAAAGATAATTGCTACTAAGATATATGCAGAGATAACAGATGATAATAAACAAGATAAATTTACTTCTTACACATTACCAAGTGATTTATATCAAATAAGAAGTGTATATTTGTTAAATGCTAATAATAAAAAAGGTAATTCAGACTATTATTTAATGGGAAAAAATAAAATATATATAAATGATAATAATCCAGGGCAAACAGTGGTAGAGTATTATAAATTTCCAACCACAATAAATGACAAGACAAAAGATAGTTTCTATTTAGAGATAGATCAAGATGCACAAAGTGTTTTACCATACAAGGTAGCAAATGATTTATTAGTAACGGATCCGAGCGCAGATTATACAGCATTCGCAACAGAGTATCAAAGAAAATTACAATTGTTAGATACAAGAAAGAATATACCAGCTGTAAATTTAAAAGAGTATGAGCCAGAAGAGAATGAAGGAGAATTTGATATATAGGAGGAATAGACATGGCAACAGGAGTTAAACGTGTATATACAGATTTCAAAGGTGTTGACTTTTTAGAAGAGCCTAGTTTAGTTAATATTACAAGAAGTCCTGATGCCTTGAACATTTGGAAAAATTACGAGGATACACAAGGAGCATGTATAGAAACTAGACCAGGATATAGAAAATTAGCACAAATAGGAACAGGTCCTATATTAGGAATATATGTATATAGTAATTCTATTGCAATAATACATTCTGGAACAAAATTATATGAATGGAACAACTTCCCTAATGAGCCAGAAACAGAAAATATAAAAGAAGTATATTCAGATATGAACAATAAGAAATCATATTATAACAAAATAGGAGAGAAATTATACATAAATGATGGAAAGACATATTTAGTTTATTATGATAATACGTGTAAAAAAGTTATAAATGATGATCCTTTTATTCCTACAACAACGATTAGTAGAATAGCTGGTAATATTGGTGGTGGAGAAACATTACAAGATGTAAATGTATTAACTCCTAAAAGAACGAACTCATTTTGTGGTGATGGAGAAAACAATACTTTTTATCTTGATACAACAGAAATTGATTCAGAAGCTGTAACTGCAATAGTAAATGATGTAGAGATGAGCGAAAATACAGATTTTACAGTAGATAGGGTAGCAGGTAAAGTAACATTTATTGAAACACCATCTGAACCTAATTTAAGTGGCCAAGATAATGTTTTTATAACATTTTCTAAAACAGTTGAAGGTTATGCTGACAGAATAAATAAATGCACACAAGCATTATTGTTTGATAACAGATTATTCTTTACAGGTAATCCAGATTATCCTAATGCGGTATTCCATGCAGAGTTAAACAATCCACAATATATATCAGACCTAAATTATTATGAAGATGGAGCAGGAGATTCGCAAATTACTGGTATGACTGTAGGTAATAATATTCTATGGGTATTTAAGAATTTGGACCAAAATAATGCAAATGTATTTTATCATGAGCCAACGTTAGATACAGAAGCAGGAAAGATATATCCAAGTAAGCAAGGTAATGTAAGTATTGGTTGTTATGCTGGAAGTACAAATTTTCAAGATGATATTGTTTATCTAAGCAGATATGGACTTGAAGGAGTAACTACAGAGAAGATAGATAGTAGACAAGTTGTAGCACATAGAAGTACTTTAGTAGATGTAAAGATGACTAACGAAGGTGGATATCAAAATGCTTGTATGGTTATTTGGAAAGGTTATTTATGCATACTTGTAAATGGAAGAATTTATTTAGCAGATAGTAGACAAAAATATGCTAGTTTAAATAGTTTTGAGTATGAATGGTATTACTGGGATATAAGTAATGCAAATCCTAACATATTAAAAGAATATGATGACGAATTATATATTGGAGCCAAAGATGGCTCTATTTTTATTATTGAAGGAACAAATGATAATGGAGAAACAATATTGAGTTATTGGACAACTCCTATGGACAATTTTGGATATGATAATCAATTAAAAACAACTAACAAACGTGGAGGAATTACTAAAATAAAAACGATTCAAAATGGAAGAGTAAAGATAGCAAGAAGAACAGATAAATCCGAAGAATATAAATATACAACAGAGAAATCAGCAACAGGATTTAGTTTTAATAATATTAGTTTTGCTAACTTTAGTTTTGTAACAACCAATAAATCATATGTACTTTATAAAATTAAAGAAAAGAAAATAAATGAATTATCTTTAAAATTTTATAGCGATGAGAAAGATAAACCATTTGGAATATATAGTGCAACAATAGAGGCTTTTATAGGTGGATATATAAAGAAATGAGGTGTAATAAATGAGTTTACCAGATTGTACAGTAGAAACAAATAATGTACAAAATTTAGCAGATTCTCCTACAGAATCAGCACAAGATTTGAAAAAAATTTTTGATAGAACAGGGGAAGATATAAAAGATTATATAAATGACGAATTAATACCAGCAATTAATAAAGATATTTCGGATTCACAATCTGCAACACAAAAATTGATTTTAAAAACATATAAACACAATGTGACAACATTGGCAGATATACTAGAAACTGAGGATTATACAATACCAGCAACTTATAAAGTGAACACTAATGGATTAGATGTTTATTTTGAAGGCTCTTTATTAGCATTAAATGAACATTATAAAGAAAGAGGTACAGGTCAAAGTAATAAGATAAGATTTAATTTTACAGTACCAAAAGATAGTGTACTAACATTTGTAATAAGAAAATAGACAGAAAGTAGGTGAAGAACTTGGCAAGTGGATATGAGGATTTAGATAGTTTAGTTAATCAACAAAATAGTTTATTACAACAGCAGGAACAAAAACAAAATGACTTGATTAATCAGCAAACTCAAATGCAAGTTGATGAGCTTAATAGAGAAAAAGAAAAATTAGATAAGGAAACAAGTAAGACAACACAAGGTTTATATTCAAGTTATCAGAAACAAGCTAACCAATATGGGGCTGGAATGGAACAACTAGCAATGCAAGGTCTAGGTAATTCTGGATATGCAGAGACAACTAGAACATCCTTATACAATGCATATCAAAAAAGTGTTACTGATACTTTAAATAATGCTAATGATTTAAAAGCAGATTATGATTTTAAAATACAACAAGCACGTCAAAATGGTAGTATTCAACAAGCACAAAGTGCATTAGAGTTATATGCTCAAAAGGTACAATTGTTAACACAGAACTATCAATTAAGACAAGAGAGAGAACAATATTTATATCAACAACAAAGAGACCAAATTGCAGATCAACAATGGCAAAAATCTTTTGATGAGCAAGTAAGACAAAACGAACTTGAAAATCAATATAGGCAGCAACAATTTGAATATCAAAAACAAAGGGATGCAGTAGCAGATTCACAATGGCAACAACAATTCAATCTTCAAAAAAAAAATCTAGCTAAAAGCTCTTCACGTAGTAGTTCTAGAAAATCAAGTAGCTCGAGTACAAATAAAGTGAATACAGGTAACAGTAATTCAAATAAAAGTAGTAGACCATCAGCGGAAGAAGTGGTAAAGAATATAAAACTTGTAAATAATCAAGGACCAGGTTTAAGTGCATATGTTATAGATGGATTAACAGGTAAGAAATATAATAAAGCGGAAGATATATTAAAAGCATATGGTATTGGATATGAATAGGAGGCACCTATGGGTTGGGTATATTTAGATGAGATAGATGATGAAGATAAAAGAAAAAAATTAGAGGAAAAATATGACCAGCATATAAAAGAAGTAGAAGATAAACGAAGTTCATATTTACAACAGACAGGGCTAGATACAATTTATAGTGGAGATTATAGTAATAATAGTGATGGATTTAATACAGCAGGTAGAAATGATTTTGCAGTACAAGCCCCATTGTGGGATCAAATAAAAACTACTGCTAGCAATATGTTGGGAAATGTAGGGTATGGTTTAGGTAATGGACTAATAGGCTTTGCACAAAATGAACGTAGAAATCAAACAGTTGAAAAAAGTTTGGATTTATTTAATAAAATTAATATTAGTAGTCCAATGAGTATATTGAATAACACATTTAGTCGTTTAGGAAAATCAATAGATTCAACTTTAGAATATGCTTTTAAGGATAACACAAACTATAATAATTTTAAGAAGACTAAAGAAAATACCGAAAATAATATATTAAGTAAGATAGATGAAAAATTACAAAAGCAAGAAGATATAAATAATGAAAATATACAAAAAAACGTTCAAGAAACTACAAATCCAATAGGCCAGAAGTTAGTGGAGATAGCTCCTTCATTAGGACAAATGATTCCTTCTGCAATACCTGGAATAGGAACATTATATTCAGTTGGTTCTGCTACAGATAGCTATTATGATGAGGCGAAATCAAGAGGAATGAATGATGAGCAGGCAAGTAATTATAGTCAAATCATGGGTATAGCTGAAGGATTAACGGAACAAATTGGAGTTGGAAAGTTAGTTAAAGGTGGAAAAGGTATTGCAAAAGGAACTGTTAAAGAAGCTTTTAAAGACTTTGGAATAGGTGTGGCAGATAACTTCATTCAAGAAGCAGTAATTGAACCAATATCTGAAGGTGTTACCAAAGCAACAGCAGGAGATGAATATTTAAAAAATGATTATAGAACATCAGAAGGTTGGAAGAATTTAGGCAAAGATATGTTGCAATCTGGAATTGATGGAGCAATAACAGCTGGAATAATGGGTGGAGTATCTGCTGGTTTAGGTAAATCAATTAATATTTATAATAAATTAAAAAACGGTCAACAGCCAACAGCAAATGAATATAAAGAAGCATTTAATGAACAAAGAGAAAAAGGCATTGATGTAGATGAAAATGTACAAAATGAATTTAAAAATAGAATAAATAAATCAATACAAGAAACTAAGTCAAAATATATGCAATCAACAGATCACAATAATATTAGCAATCAAACAAACACACAACAAGGTATAGCTAATAGACTAAATGAAATTGTAAAAAATGATAAATATTTATCACAAGAAGATAAACAAGCAATGATTGATGCGACTAATAATTTAGCTTCTAAAAATCAACTAGACACTGACAATACATTAGATGCAATTAATCAGATAAAACAAATGTCACAATTGTCTCAAGAACAAAAAGACCAATTGGATGCAGGTAAAAAATATCTATCAGGAAGAAAAGAAATATATAATAAATATAGAAATGTAACTGATTACGATAATTCAATTGTACAACAAGCAAAAGATACTGTAGCACCAAACAAACAAGGTAAAAGAACAAAAGAACAATGGCTAGATGTAGCAAAATATATTGGTACTAATATAGCAGATAGACCTAATTCTGAAATACAAAAAATTGCCTATAAAAGTTGGCAAGAGGAAACACCTAATAATTCAGCCACCTTAAATAAACAAGGCCAAAAATATGTGAAATTCATGTCTGATGATTGGATAGATACTATATACGATGCAGTAGATAAACAAAGACAAAAAAGTGGATATGTAGCAAATAATGATACAGTAAATGCATTAGATAATCTTTATAATGAGTATACAAACAATCAAGTGCTTCAAAATAATAATATTCAAAATAACATTGATACCTCAAAGATGAACTTAGTAGATAGTGCAAAAGCATATAATTTAAATGGTAATGATGAAACAATACAAAGTATAAATCAAAAACTAAATGACAGAGGAATAGCAAGTAGATTTGATGGAAATTTATTTACAAATGCTGATGGAACTCCTAACAAAAATATTAATGCATTGTGGAGAACAACTACAGATGAAAACGGAAATACACATAGAGAAATAGTATTTAATCCTTATGTGGATGGAGATATAAATGAGCAAAAAACAATGCAACAAGTAACCATACACGAAATGCTACACGATATGGCTGGAGATAAGCAAGTAAGAAGTGATTTATTTAGTTTAATATTAGATAAAAATAAAACTAGAGATGGATATGGTGATGCAAGAAGTAATTTAGAAGAAATGTATTCACAAGTATATGATAAAAATAGCGAAAACTTTAAAGATTTAGTAGATGAAGAAGAGGTAGCAGATACATTAGCACAAAAGTTAGGAGACCAAGATTTTATTAATTCTTTAAATAAAGAAAAGCCAAACGTATTCAAAAGAATATATGACTGGGTAGTAGATAAGTTAAACAAATTCACAGGAAGCAAAAATGAAAAAATTTATTGGGAAGATGTAAAGAATAAATTTGAAAATGCTTTTAGACAAGATTATCAAGGAAATAATATTGAAAAATCAAAATTCAGTATTAATTCTAATTTCAATCAAGAATATGATAGTTGGAACAAAATTGATAGACAAGGTAACTTTTTGATAGGAAGAACATCAGAAGCTTTAAAAAGTATAGGTTTAGATGATTATGATATAGTACTTGATAAATCTAAGATATTAAAAATAAAAAATGACCACCCTGAAA